TGCCATCCATATAGAATCATGTGGTAATGTGGCCGTGCTGTCTGTTCTCCGTATTCTCCTGCTACAAAATAGCGTAATTTGCCCCTATAAGCCTTTCTGAGGCGTTTTAAGAATTTTTGAACGTCAGTATATAGTAACGTTTGAACGCTTTCAGGGCGCTTCTCTCCCGGCTTCCAGACGTATTGTACTTTTCGCATGATTTCGCCTGTGTTTACTATCATGCCTGGCACATGGTCATCGTCATAGGTTAGTGTTATAAACCAAACTTCTTCTCTTGGATAGTCTCGTGCTTCTAATTCTATTCGTGTTGTCCAGTCTTCCCTTTGTCTAATTCTGCATCCGATGCATTGCCCGCATGGTATCAACATGACATCTTTTCTATACATCAAATTTTCATACTTTAGCTGTTGCCCGCTTATTTCAGAAAAGCGGGCAAGTGAATACACCCGCCCGCTTATGTCTTTATTTTCTGGGTTGTACAGCCTTATTAACGGTTTGTAACAACTCATTTCAAATAATCGCCTGGCTTTCTCTTTTCTCCGTATGCTCCAGTTTTGTCTTGTGGCTTCATGCTTCTGCTCTGTCCTGCGCCTTGGCTTTTTTCTGGCTTTGTTGTTGCTTTTTCGATTGCTTTGCTTGTGTCGTTTCCGACTTCTGTAAGTGCTTTTTGCAGTCCGTATGGCGTCATGTGTGTTGAGCTTAGCATCTGCTGCCAGCTCTCTGCAGCATTGTACCAGTCACTTTTGCTCCAGCTTGAACTAGAGTATGCGTTTGGTACAAATCCTCCGCTTCGGCTAACTCCTAGTGCGCTGCTGCTTGCAAGTCCCATACTTGCACCGCTGATTGTGCCGGCGCTTCCGCCCGGTGTGCTTGCTCCCCCATTTGAGAATGCTAGGATAGGGTTAAGCCCCGCTTTTCGCATGTCCTCAACGGCTCGCTGGTATGCTGTGTTTGACATGTGTTCCTGCCATTCACGGTTTGCTAGTGCTTCTGCACTGTTGTAGTTCATTGCTACGCTGTTTTCAATGTGGTTGTATACGCCTTGCATGATTGCTTGTAAGGTGTTGTAACCCATTTGTTTAAGCATGCTTTGACTGTTGTATTTACCTTGCATGGCTGCTTCTTGCCCTTGGTATGCGTATGCCTGTTTTAGCCAGTCGTTGACCTGTTGCACGTTTGTGCCGGCTTGACTTCCGCTTTCCGAGTGTCCGCCTCCTTGGCTTGTGCTGCCTCCGCTGCTTTGGCTATTGCCTGTCTGTCCCCATCCGCCAAACGCTCCGGCTACGTTTTTAGCTGCTCCTGCAACAGTTCCGATTGTGTTTGCTACGTTTCCCGCTACGTTTAGCGCTGTTAAGAATCTTGATAATGCGCCCATTTAAAAATAGCCCGGATTTCTCCGGGCTTCCTCCTTTCTTACAGTTTGTACAAGCCCGGTACGCTGTACAACGGCATCCGTCTTGTGGTTGCGTTTGCTATGCGGATCGCACCGAAAAATTGTGGCTCATTCTGGACGATTAACGTTCTTGCGATTTCTTCTTTTCCTTCTTTCATCCAGCCTTGTGACAGTGTCGGTGCGTTTGAATATTTGTCTGCATAGTGCCAGAAGTCTAATGTTCCTGTTGCATTGCTTCGCATTTTGCCGGATACCCGATTAGGCTTCATTCGGTAGTCTGCCCATGCTTCTTGGTATCCGAACGTTTCCTCATCCGTTGCATCGCCGGTTAACATGATTTCCTTCTTTTTTACCGGTTGCTCGCCCAGATTTGCAAACTGCGGTACATAGTAGTCCAGTCTGTCTTTTCGACTCCAGAAACGCTCCAAGCCTTGCTGGTAACTGTGATTGTGTCGTACACAACATACACCGATTATAAAGCCGTGCTCTTCAAATGATTTGGTAAAGCTGCTTTCGTTGATTGGCGTCACTGACATTGCGCCGGTTTCACCGATAGGCGTATCTTCTTGGCCCTGCTGTCCGCTTGTCTGTACAATCTGGTTGATATTGATATGGTATCTGCCACCGCCAAGATATTCCGGCACTTGTACGGTTTTATCACTGATAACCACGTCCCACAGCGCCTGTACTTGTTCACGGTAACGGCTGCCACCTCTTGCCAGTGCTTCGTAGTATTGCTGTACTGCTACGGCTTTACGTAAGTCGTTGATGGTTGCTGCAGTTGTGTTGCTTAGGTTTGCGCCTAAATAAGCCGTGTCGTCTACTTGTGCTGACGAGCTTGCGCTGCCTACTAATAGCCCATATCCTTTGTATTTTTCGTTTTGACTGTTTCCGATATGTGGCGCAAGTGCGTGTCCGCTTAGTGTCTGGTTCAAGAAGATTTCTTTGCGTCCCGTTGCCGTTTCAAACTCTTTTAGTGCTGTGTCTTTATACAATCCAACCGGTGCATTACCAGTCAACGGCAGTGACGCTTCCGGCCCGCGCTGTGGATAAGGTAGGCAGCTTGTAAAGTAGTCGTGGAACTTATTTACAGGTAAGCATCGCCCACCTGCAATTGCATTTTGCAGCATATCGTCAATATTTGCGCTTCTGTCTACGTAGGCTATGTCACTATCGTCTGTTTTGATTACTGCTGCGTTATCTACGTTTTCATCCCGGAAGTATTCGTTCCATATTTTTACGTATGCCCTGATAGGTAGTGCGTTGACACTGAAACTCTTTTTTACTTTTGTGGGCACTCCCATATAATCTAGGATGCTTTCCTCTCTCGGTAGCCCTTCGTTTTCTGTGCCATTTATTTTAATTTCCGGCACTTTGTAATTTTTTACCGGCATCCATGGCTTATCTTCGACTTCTCCCATGAACTGTTTGAAATTATCCCACAGGATTCTGTTTGGACAGTAGAAGTAGTAGAAGTCGATGAATGCATCGTCGAAAACAGGATACTTTGGCGTCGTCATTCGGATGATTGCTGCTGTATTTACGTTGAATGTATCGCCTGGCAATACCTCGTCAACATAGAATGGAATCAGTTTGCCGGAATCGAATGTCGTGAGAATTGTCTGGTCACGGTTGAATCGTGTTCGGCTTGCTTTCATTTCTGGAATTTGGTTGAAGTGCCGTTCATTGTTTCGGTTCACTTTTCTTCCTCCTTTGCTTTAGGTTCTATTGCTGGTTCTTCTTTTGCTGCTTTCTGCAGTTCTTCCAGCTTCATGGCGTTTGCCTGTGCTGTTGCAATCATGCGATGATATTCGTGAATGTTCTGCGGAAATTCGGTGATATCAACTTCTGTTCCTTCCAGTGCTCCCTGTGACAGACTTTTCAGAAATTGCGGGTCAAAGCTCGCTTTTCTTACAATGTTTTTGATATCGCATTCGTCTGAATAGCTTTCGATTTCCTGTTGGATGTCGATTGGTTCGGTTTCTTGTAGCACTTCTTCGTTTTTCTCGTTTTTTGTCCAGACGTATTGTTTTCGGAGTGTATCTCCTGATGCCGAAAAGAAGGGCTCTCGCCCTTCTTCGTATCGTTTATTCATGTGGCTTGCCCTCCCAAATTTTCTCTTTCCAGTTCTGGAAAAGTCCCGTCTCATCTTCGAATTCTGCCAGTTTGTAACCTGTGTAGTCCTGCGGACTCTGCCCGATGAAGGTCTTTTCGTCCTTTGCCATTACGTTGCACATACGTGCGAACGTTGCATCGTTTTTGCTTTCGCCTACCCATGCATAGCATTTTGCTACATCGTCCCAGATGCCATAATAGTTGTGTTTCATTGTTTTGATTCCTTTCTTTACATCCGGATTCCACCGCGCATAGGTTTCTGACTGAGGTTGATAGTTTTGGTCTTTCGTGCGGTTACGTTGAACATACGGCGGTCTTTTGTACCGTTCATTTTCTTACGATATGCCATTATTGTTCTCCCTTTTCATTAATTCTAATTCGATGTTGTTTGCAAAGCTTTTCATTTGCCAAATTTCGTCTATTAGCCTTTTAGCATCTTCGATTTTTGACACTTTTTTAATCATTTTGTAACTTCCATCAATTTCTTTGTATTTTCGTTCGAGTAGAATCTCTAGTGCTTCTGTGGTCTGGTCTCTTACGTTCCATGTTTTGTGCATCATGGTTTACTCCTTTTCGCTTTCGTTGATGCTATCATGCAGTGCATGATAGATTTCGTCAAGCTTTTCGAGAATCTGCATCATAATCCGGATTGCCTGCTTGACGTCTTTAATAGAAATCAGTGCCATTTTATACCCCCTTTCTATATTTGCTGGTTCGTACATCGAAGTGTACCCAACTTCTGTATACGATAATGCCACATTCATCCGGTACAATTTCATTCAGTATGTTGGCTATCTGTTTCGGTGTCATTCCATTTATTCGGATGTCTGCTGCCATACCGCGCATGTGGTAGCTATATTTTGCTCCATTACATTTTTTGTTCCACTCCGGTGTTCTGTATCCGCTGGTGATAATTACCGGTTTTCCTAGTTTGCATCTTAGGATGTCCAGAACGGTATATAAGTAGTCGTCTATGAACACTACTGGACTTCCGTCTTTGCAAGCAAATTCTTTTACTTTGAAGTGTTTTGCAAGTTGTATATTTCCGTCAGTTTCTACAATGTAGCTTTTAATGCTCATGGCCGTTACCTCACTTTTTGTTTTGATAATATCATTTTTTTTGTCGCTTGTCAATTGTTTTTTGTTTTGAATGGCGCTTTAGCGCCTTGCCGTGCGTAGCGTATGCGGAGCTCGGCCTATCCATTCCTTGTAAGCGCTGTGCGCGTTTTCAACACTTTCAACACTTTCAACAGGTTTTCCACAAAATGTTGCACAATGATTTTCGTCATTTTGACAGACTTTCAACAATTCAACAAGTTTTTAACAAAACTTTTAACAGTGATTTTCTTCTTTTATTTACGCTTTAGCGTTAAATTTTAGCACTTTTCAACTTTTCCACAGCCTCTACTACTACTCCTACAACAAGTTAATATTATATCGCGCGTGCGCGCGTGCGCGCTATCGCGCGTGCGTGCTATCGCGAATTAGATTATTTGATAGACTGGATAGTGTGATACATGGAGACTTTAGACGACATCTAGCCCAGTTCCTTACTTGATAGGAACTGGGCTAGGTGACACTATGACACTGTTAAAGTGTCCCCTTTTTTTTCATCTGCTTCTTTATCACCCTTTCTTTTGTTTTACATTGTTCTGCGAAGTCTGCGTTTTCATACTTTAGCCTGTTTTCTGCGATTGCAGCTGCCTGCCTGTTCTGTTTAATTCTCCATAACCTTTGTGGGTTTTCAGCTTCCATCATTTTTTCATAATAGCGTGGAATTTGTGCGCGTTTGCCGTTTGTGCATTGGATATACCCTTGTTTCCATATCTCTGCTTTGTGTTCTTGATAGTAGTGATCTCCTAAGCCTGGTTTAAGGCTCATACATGCGAATGGCTTTGTTTGTCCTAGTTCATAGTATTCGTTTGCTTTTGCTCCGTCTATCTCGTACATTTTTTTTGTTACATATCCTGCAACATATCTATATGTTGCGGGCACTGCTTGCGCTATCTGTATTTGACCCATGCCCCATAGGTTTTCTAGCCACTTACTTGTGAAGTATCCGTTGTGTTGTATCTTGTATAGGTGCTTTAGGTCTGTTGGTTGCCATCCATATAGAATCATGTGGTAATGTGGCCGTGCTGTCTGTTCTCCGTATT